CCCCACGCAGGCGGAACTTGATGCTGAGATTGCGCTTGGCAATTATCCACTGGGGACATTGTTGGCTGACATTGCCCTGCCTAGCGATTGGAACACCGACCACACCAATCCCGACATTGCAGACGTAACGGGGTTGCAGGCTGCACTTGATGCTAAGGGCGCATTAACCACAGTAGAAAAAGACCTAGGCAGCGTTCCTCGAACTTCGGGCAAATTCACCATCACGGGCTTGAGTGGGCTAACTACGAATAAGCCTGTTACCATCACGCAGGCAGTTGGCCCCTACACGGGTAAAGGGACGCGTGCGGATGAGGCTGAAATGGACGGTTTATCCGTTAGCGCCGTAGTGACATCGGCAACAGAAATAACCGCCTATTGGAACTCTGCTAGGCGGGTTAAGGGTAATTTCAAATTTAACTATTTTGTAGGAGCATAACATGGCTGTAATCGAAGGCGGTCTAACCGCAAACTTGGCGGAAGTGGACGCAGACAATAACCTCAAGGTAGTTACGCCTACCGTCATGAATGACACGGGTTACATGGTTATGGTCGGTGAGAACCATGATGGTGGGGCTACGGGATTGCCTACCCCAGTTCGCCGCGCAATGCGAGTAAGCCCCGATGGCCGTTTGCGTGCGGGCGTTGACCAAGTGCTGTGGGAAGATACCTTCAACCATACGATTGTAGATACAAGCGCCTATCAGTGCGTTACTTCCACTGCGACCTTATCGGTGGCTGGTGGATACTGGGTGTTCAACGCAGGTAACAGCGTTGCATCCGCAGCGGTTGCTCGCGTGCAAACCTATCGCACTTTCCAGCTTTCGGCATCCTCGACTAACGAAGTGGTATTCCGCGTGCGCTTTAACGTGGCGCTTCAAGCTAACTCCATTGCTGAGTTTGGTTTGGGCTTCGCCGCTACCACCGCAACCCCTACGGACGGCGTATATTTCAAAGTCAACACCGCTGGCGCATTGCAAGGTGTGGTGAACGTCAACGGTACGGAGTCCACGGTTGATTTGGATTTCATTCCCGTTGCTGGTGAAAACAACTTCTACCGCTTGGTGCAAGACCAAGACCAAGTGGAATTTTACATTAACGGCCATTTGTATGGCGTGAAGTCAATTTCCAATTCTGCTGCTGCGACCAGCTACTCCCGCGCGCTTCCTATGCTGATGCGTTGCTATAACGCTGCTGTTGTGGCAACGGCGTTCCGCATGGAAGTATCGGATGTTGCAGTGATTGGCCGCGACCTTGCGAACAATCGTTTGTGGTCAACCTGCCGCGCAGGTATGGAGCAATCCTCCGTTCTTAACCCCCGTGGTGCTGCTGCTGGTTTTACGGCCAACTACGCAAACTCCGCAGCCCCCGCCTCGGCCACGCTTTCTAACACCGCTGCTGGGTATGCTACACTCGGTGGTCAATTCCAATTTGCCGCTGTAGCGGGTGCCGAAACCGACTACGCGCTGTTTGCCTACCAAGTCCCAGCCCCAAGCGCTGCTGCTGCGGGTAAAAACCTAGTGATTCGTGGGGTTCGCATTGAAACTGCAAACACTGGTGCTGCTGTGGGCGCAACTGCTACCTTGCTGCAATGGGGGTTAGGCGTAGGCTCGACTGCTGTATCGCTTGCCACGGCTGATTCCGCAACGGCTGGTACTCGTGCCCCTCGTAGGCTCCCGCTTGGCTTGCAGGCGTTCCCTGCGGCATCCGCCATTGGAACTATTGCACCTGATGTAGATGCAAACCTCGACGCACCTCTTTATGTCGCGGCAGGTACATTCGTACATGTTATCCTTAAAATGCCAGTAGGGCTTGCGACAGCTTCGCAAATCATTCGCGGCACAGTAATGATTAACGGCTTCTGGGAATAGATGGCATTTTTCTCGGCATATTGGGGGCAGGCTTACTGGAACCAAGGCTATCAGGTTGCCCGTAATGGGGGTGAGCCTGTCCAGCCATTAAATCCTAATGGTGGCCGCAGAGAATACCAACCAACCTATCACGAGCTTAGAGAACAAAGGGCAATCGAGCGCAGGCTAGAGGAAGCCGAGCTAAACCTTAAGGCCACGCAGATTAAGGTTGAAGAATTAGAGTTTAAGCGGCTGAGCGATTTAGCAGACCAAGCAATGCAAGCAGAGTTGCTTTTCTTGCTTTCTCAGCAACAGGAATTGGAGCAAATCCTTTACGGTTTGCAACAACAGAAATTAAGAGCGTTAAACGAGGATGATGAACTTTTAATGCTTTTAATGGCACTACCAAATTAACCCTTGCAATCTACATAAAAGGAATGTAATATGGAAACCAATACAGAAGTTACCGCTACGGATACGACTGTTAATGATGGAATCACAGTTGAAAGCAACGTAGTCCCAGAGGCCGAACCTGCTAAGGTTGAGCCAGAAACGGATAAAACTACCGAGGCCGAAACGCCAGCTACGGAACCCAAAGTGGAACCGACTGAGCCAAAACCCATCAACCCCCGCACTGCCCAACGTAAAGCCGAAAAAGAGCGTCTACTTACTGAAAATGCCACTATGCGCGAGCAACTGAGGCAATTACAGGAGCAGATGTCACCTAAAGCGGATGAACCCAAGGCAAGGGATTTATCAAAAAAGCCTGACCTTCAAGATTATGATGACGCGGTGGAATACACCCTTGATATGGCTCGTTATGAGCGCAAACAAGAGGCATCGCAAGCTGAACTGCAAAAACAAACTAAGGCTCTCGCAGAGAGGGCTGACGTTGTTAGGGCGGAAAAGCCTGATTATGATGAGAAGATTAGCGCGTTAGTGCAAAGCCAATTAGTCACACCTGAAATTGAGAAAGCTATTTACGATTCTCCTATGGGTGCAGACATTGGCTACCACCTAGCAAGCTATGGGGCTGATTTGATGACGCTACGCGGGCTTCCAGCAGAGTCACTTCCTAAAGCGATTAAGGCCATCGAGGCTTTTATCAAAAAGGGCGGTGAACAAGAAAAACCCAAAGTGACAAAGGCAGAGCCTCCTATCGCTCCTCCGGGTGTAACTGCAAATGTCGAAAGAGATTTCAGCTCTTACACTCAGGAAGATTGGGAGAAGATGCCCCAAGCTGAATTTAACAAACGATTTATGAAAAAGTAACGCTACCTTGGATTCTCCTTGGTAGTTTTTAACCACCACCAAGGAGAATATCCATGTCTAACCAAGTGCCTATTCAAACAGTAATCGCCAAGCGTATGCTTGGGCGTTTGCAAAACAAACTGCCAATGACGGCAAACGCGAACAAAGACTTCCAAGCGGATTTGTCTGACTCGCAAAAACGTGCTGGCGGCATCATCAACATCACCAAACCGCCTCTATACAATGTGCGTTCGGGTGAAGTAATGGACATCCAAAATACGGTTGTTCCTGCTATCAGCACCAACCTCAATATGTTTGGCGTTGATATTTCGGCAAGCCAACTCGACCTGCAAATTTCGTATGATGCAGTACAGAACGGCATGATTGACGGCGCTCTTGATGGCGCTGCATCGGCTCTCGCTGCTAAGATTGAAGCTGATGGTTTCGACCTTGCGCTGAAAGTTGCTAACGTTGTTGGTACTCCTGGCACCGAAATCACTGACCCAAGCGTTCTTGCTAAAGCTGGCTCGTTGATTACGTCGAACGGCGCACTCATTGGCCGCAACCGCGTGGGCTTGCTCAACAGCTTCCAAAACGCATCGTTTGCTACTGGCGTTAAGAGCTACTTCAACCCAGTTAGCACTGTAAACGCTGCTTATGCGGATGGTTTGCTTGGTAACGGTTACGGCTTTGACCTGTATGACGAGCCTGTTGCTGGCACGTTTACCGCTGGTACTTACGGTGGTACGCCACTGACCAATGGCGTTCTGACTGAGGGTAACACCATTGTAACTGATGGTTGGACTATCACCACCACGACCTTGAACGTAGGTGATACCTTTACGATTGCTGGCTGCTACAACCGCAACCCGCAAACTGGACGCTCGACTGGCGCGCTCAAGAACTTCGTTGTTGCTACTAAAACCGTTACGGATGGTTCGGGTAACTCGACCATTACGATTGGTGAAGATGGCATCATTCTTAGCGGCCCACGTCAGAACGTCATCAGCGCAACTGGCACTTCGGTTATTGCGGATAACTCGGCAATCACCGTTACTTCGGGTGCTTCGGGTGCTGTGTCGAAACAGTCGCTTGTGTACGACAAAAACGCGTTCACCTTCGCAATGGTTCCACTTGCAAAAGTGCCAAGCAACATGGGCGTTATGTCCACCGTTGTTAGTGATAAGATGAGCGGTTTGTCCATCAGCATGAAAGAGGGGTATGACATTACGAACAACCAGCGCGTTGTACGTTTTGACGTTCTCTACGCATGGTTGGAAACCTACCCACAAATCGCTTGCCGTATTCTCGGTTAATTAAACATTTTAAGGAGTATTTACTATGGCTACGGCTACATCTTCCAACAAAACCTCGAAGCTGCAAGCAGGCATTAACGTCTACCCAGACGGCACTGCTGCGAGCGGCACTTTCACTGCAAACGGCACTTCTTCGGTGACGGTTGCTAACACCAAAATCACTGCTGACTCTAGCGTTATTATTACGCTGAAAACTGTAGGCGGTACGGTAGGCGCAATCCCTGCGATTAAAACCATTACCGCTGGTACTGGCTTTACGGTTGCTGGTACTGCTTCCGATACTTCGGTTTATAACTACAAAATTCTGTAGTTATCTAGGGGGGTGGCTTAAAACGTCACCCCCTTTATTCTCAATTAAACAATGGGTAATTTATGGCTTACACAGCCCTCAATCTGATAACTGACGTTTTATTGGATATGGGCGTGATTGCCGACCAAGAAACACCTACAGCGTCGCAAAGTGTTGGCGCGCTCACAAAATTAAACGACCTTATCGAATCATGGAATCTTGACCCGCAAAAACTATACGGGGCGACTCAACACATTCTGCCGTTTGTGGCGAATCAGGCGAGCTATACCATCGGTTCGGGTGGCAATCTAAATATCGCTCGCCCTAATGACATTACCGCAGCTTTTGTGCGTAATACCTCAGCAGTTGCTTCACAGCAGCAAGATATACCCATCACCATCCTAAATGACCAGCAATGGGCAGATATTCCCGTTAAGGGTATGGTGGGGACTTACCCCTATGCGGTGTGGTTCAACATGACGAACCCGCTTATTGTGGCCTATATCACCCCTATTGCGACTAGCCCAAACTACAGTTTAATTCTGTGGGATAAAAACGACAACGCAACGCTTGCCTTAAATACGGTTTTGGATTTGCCCGCTGGGTATAAACGTGCGCTGAAATATGGCTTGTTTATCGAGCTTGCTGCGGGCTATCAGATTGAAGTCCCGCAAAGCATTGCGACCTTGGCGGTTACGTCGAAGCTAAGCATTGACCGCCAAAACCTACAGATTAACACATTGGAAACCAGCAACGCTACTCGCTACGATATTTT